GAAAACTTTAACTATGATATAATAACAATACAACTCAAAGACAAATGATTGAAGACGACTTTTACGCTACTATCAAATTCAAAAGTGGAGAGGAGATCTTTGCAAAAGTTGCTGCCTCTGAAGAGGTAAATCGAACTGTATTATTAATATCTAATCCAATCATGGTGAGTGAAGTTAAAAGTAAAAATGGAATGACAGGATATAAGGTTGAACCATGGCTTAAAACCAGTAAAGATGATATGTTCATGGTGGATCTAAGTGAAGTATTAACAATGTCAGAATCATCTGATGTTGAAATGATATCAATGTATCAAAGATGGTTAAGAGATACCACTCGATCTAAAAATAATGAACCAAAATTAAGTCGTAAAATGGGATATATTTCAACAGTAAATGATGCAAAGGATATACTAGAGAAATTATATAAATCTAAAGAATCAAAGGGCTAATATCCTTAAACCTCTACAAAGGTTATTGTACACATATTTTGAATATTTGTCAAGTGCGTCACGTCGTCACGTCATGAAATGTAAAATAACTTGCATTAATACTGTATAAATGTTATACTTTCTACATAATAAGGATTATAATTATGGCTCTTATTAGGAATATGCCTAAACGGAAAAGATCTGAACATTATGTAAATAACAAAGAGTTTTTAGCTGCTTTAATTAAATACAGAGAAGATGTAGAGATCGCACAAATACAGAACAAACCAAAACCAGTCATCCCAAGATATATTGGTGATTGTTTTTTAAAGATCGCAAATCATTTATCATTTAAACCAAATTTCGTAAACTACATGTTCAAGGAGGATATGATCTCTGATGGAATCGAAAATTGCGTTCAATACATACATAACTTTAATCCTGAGAAATCCAAGAATCCTTTTGCTTACTTTACGCAGATTATACATTATGCATTTCTCCGCAGAATACAAAGGGAAAAAAGACAACTTGACATCAAAAATAAAATCCTAGAAAGGTCTGGATATGATGAAGTTATGCATGGTGATAAGGTTGACGGAATGACTACTTCAGACTATAATCAAATTAAAGATGCTGTTCATTCTAAGCTTCGTAATTAATGATTTTACCGGGTTCTACAGTTAAAGTAATTGATGAAAATTCAATATATCGAGGTTATGTAGGGTGTGTTCAAAGAATACAAGGTCGTAAGGCTGCTGTTTTGATGGATAGTCATACACCTTGGGATAAGATGATAACTTTCAAACTCTCTGAATTAAAAGAACAAACAGAGGGATTTCAATACTATCCAAAGAAAAAGAAATGAAGATAGCAATAATAACAGATCAACACTTTGGATGTCGTAAAAATTCAAAGGTATTTCATGATTTCTTTCTTAAGTTTTACAATGATGTATTTTTCCCTACTCTAGAAAAAGAGGGGATCACTACGATTGTAGATATGGGAGATACCTTTGATAGTCGCGAGGGTATTGACTTTGCTGCATTATCATGGGCAAAAGATCATTACTATGATCGTCTCGCGCAGATGGGTTGCACAGTTCATACGATAGTTGGTAATCATACAGCTTACTATAAGAATACGAATGAAATAAATGCTGTTGATTTATTACTTAGAGAATATGATAATGTAAAGGTATATTCAGAGGCAACAGATATTAAGTTAGATAAGTTAAATATATTACTAATACCTTGGATAAATTCTGATAATGAAGAGCAAACAATGGAGGTGATTAGTAAATCAAAATCACCTTGTGTGATGGGACATCTTGAGTGTAAAGGATTTGAGATGAACAAGGGATTCTTCATGGATCATGGAACTGATGTCAAAATATTTGATAAGTTTGAGAGAGTTTACTCAGGTCACTATCACACAAGATCTGATAATGGAAAGGTTTATTACTTAGGAAATCCATATGAAATATATTGGAACGACGTGGGAGATAATCGTGGTTTTCATATCTTTGATACTGATACGATGAAGCATACACCTTTTAATAATCCATATAGTATATTTTTAAATTTATATTATGAAGATGATGATGCACAACTTCTTGATACAAGAGAGTTTGCAGGTAAGATATTAAAGTTAATTGTTCGTAAAAAAACAGATCCTAAAAAGTTTGAAAGATATATTGATAAAATATATGCATCAGATGTTCATGAACTTAAAATACTTGAGAACTTTCAACTACAAGAGAATGAAGAGTTTGAAGCATTTGAATCTGAAGACACTCTTTCGATATTAAATAGATATGTGGAAGAGTCTGAAATTGATTTGCAAAAGTCAACAATACAGGATATAATAAAAGAAGTATACCAAGAGGCATGTGAAGTAATCTAATGCACATCATCACAATCGACGGAAAAGAAGATGCAGGAGCCTACTCCGTTCAAAATGAACTGGGTGAAGATGTTTTGTATATCTTTGAAGAAGAGGATGATGCAGTTCGTTATGCCATGATGTTAGAGGATAAAGGTTATCCTGAGATGCATGTAATTGAAGTTGAACCTGCAACCATGATCGCCATGTGCGAAACTCATGAATATGACTATACTATAATTACACCAAATGACATTGTAATACCACCAGATAAAAAAAATCATGATCTTATTTGAAAAAGTTCGTTGGAAGAATTTTCTCTCTACAGGTAATCAATATTCAGAAATAGATTTTCAAGGTTCTCCTACAACATTAATTGTAGGTGCAAATGGTAGTGGCAAGAGCACAGTATTAGATGCACTTACGTTTGGATTATTTGCAAAACCTTTTCGTAAGATCAACAGAAGTCAACTAATCAATACTGTCAATGAGAAAGATTTATGTGTTGAGGTAGAATTTAAGATAGGAACAATTTCTTGGAAAGTTATAAGAGGAGTCAAACCAAATATATTTGAGATATGGAGAAACGATAAGTTACTCGATCAGGCTGCATCTGTGAATGACCAACAAAAATGGTTGGAACAAAATGTAGTGAAGATGAATTATAAATCATTCACTCAAATAGTGATACTGGGATCAAGTAACTTTATTCCCTTTATGCAGTTAAATGCACCGAATCGGAGAGAGGTAATAGAAGATCTTTTGGATATTAAAATATTCACATCAATGAATAATATTCTGAAAGAGAAGTCTCGAAAAGTAAAAGATGAAGTCAAGACATTGGATTTAAAAAGAGAGTCTTTGAATGATAAAGTGAAGATGCAAGAGAAGTTTATCTTGGATGTTGAGACTCGTGGTAAGGAAGATATTGAACAAAAAAAGAAAAAGAAAGATGCACTTGCTGATGATATATGTGTTTGCATCATGCAAAATGAAGATGCAGAGGACACGATTTTTGGTCTGAAAGAGGAGCAGGAAAAGTTAACAAACACAACAACCACGTTAGCGAAACTTAACACTTTGAAAGGTCAAATTGGCAATAAAGTATCGACCATTACGAAGGAACATAAGTTCTTCAGTGAAAATGTAACATGCCCTACATGCACCCAATCTATAGAAGAATCGTTCCGTTTAAATAGAATTAGTCACGCTCAAACTAAAGCAAAAGAGCTTAAATCCGGTTACGAAGAACTGGAAAAAGCAATAGAAAAAGAAAAAGAAAGAGAGCGTAAATTCACTAACTTATCAAAGGAGATCACTAGACTCACGCATGGCATTTCTAAAAACAACACTCTTATCTCTAACTGCCAAAAGCAACAAAGAGAACTTGAAAATGAAATTCAAACACTTACCAATCAACTTGAAAACAGAAATACTGAGCATGAAAAGTTAGAAAAGTTCAAATCTACCTTACAGGAGACCTATGAGTCCTTAGCCACCAAAAAAGAAACAATTAAATACTTTAATTATACTTACGAGTTGCTAAAGGACGGGGGAGTTAAATCTAAAATCATCAAGAAGTACCTACCGCTGATAAATCAGCAAGTAAACCGTTATCTACAGATGATGGATTTTTACATAAACTTTACTCTTGATGAGGAGTTTAATGAAACCATTGAATCCCCAATACATGAGGATTTTTCATACAGTTCCTTTAGTGAAGGAGAGAAACAACGAATCGACTTAGCACTTCTCTTTACATGGAGGGAAGTTGCTAAGTTTAAAAATTCAGTAGCAACTAACTTAATGATACTCGATGAGGTATTTGACAGTTCATTAGATGCTACAGGAACTGAAGAATTTTTAAAAATAATTAGATATGTTATTAAGGATGCAAACATTTTTATCATATCTCACAAGAGTGGATTGGAAGACAAGTTTGAAGATCACATTCGATTTGAAAAACATAAAGGATTTAGTAGGATTATCTCATGATTGGAATTGTTGGTAATGGCTTTGTTGGTAACGCAGTTTACCAGAACTTTATAGACAAGACAACGTGTAAAGTCTATGACACGGCTAAGAATAGATCACTCAATACACTGAGTGAAGTAATAGAACAGAATTTTATATTTGTATGTTTA